AAGGCGGAGGCTTGCGCCGATGTCGGAGGCATCATGGAGTTCATCTCGAACTATGTGGAATAGAAGCTTAGATTTTCCCATATTTTTAGATTTTAATTGGTTATTTGTTGGCCGAAACGGATTCCCAAGTCCCTTTCGGCCTTTTTTTTTCAAAGATGTTGCATATTGTGGGAAAAGTAGTATTTTTGCACAAAATAAAAGTCATGGAATCTGTAATAGTAGGAACTGAAATCAAGTTCTCTGTCGAGGCGACAGCCGAAGGCTTCGATATGTCGAAAGACGACTTCTTCGTAAAGATAATGAAGGGTCACAATGTGGTAAAGGACTTCGCCAAGGATGAACTCGTCGTGGAGGGCGGCACTTATCTGTTGTGCATTGACACAGCCGAGATAGGCGTGGGTAACTTCGATGCCGCTGTAGTTGCGCAAGTGCCAGACGGTCATTTCCCAGACGGCTTCAGAACGGAGATAGTAAGACAGCAACTTTTAACGGTGAAGAAACTATGAGTTGCCTGACAGTAAACATAGAGCGCGTTACTCCACCTATGGAGGTAGTGATAGGCTTGGTGTGCTCCGTGCCTACAACGGTTTCCGACTTCAGCGACGACTTTAACAACGACTTCAACATATAAGAAAATGGCAGATTTTTCAAGCATTATACAAGAGGTTAACGCCGACATCAACACAAACGGCGCAAATGAGATAACGGGCGCGAAACTCAATCAAGTGCTGCGCGACATGATTGCAGCCGTCAACGCGGCGAAGCAAGACCCGCTGACGATAGACGCTACACCGACCGAGGACAGCGCCAACCCCGTGCAGAGCGGGGGGATGTATGTCATTCTTTCGTCCATGTTTGCAGACGGATGCCTCTATGGAGGCATCGTTGGCCCGCAAGACTCACCAACATTCGGAGATGACCACCGCTATTTCTACATCGCAAAAATTAACGGCAGGTATGTAAACTTCAACAACTACGAAGTCGACGGCTATGTCGTTGTTTTTTCGTGGAGCGAAAACACGCAAAATTGGAGATATGTGTCGTTATGTCCAAACAGCCAAGCCTTTGATGATTCTCTTGAAATTAAAGCTGACAAGGTTGTGGGAGCAACCTCTGGCAACCTCGCAGGTTTAGACGAATACGGCAACCTCACCGACAGCGGAATCGCCGCCAACGAGGTTGCGACCAAGGCAGATATTGCCTATCTCCAACAGCAAATAGACGAACTGAAGAATCAATCATAATCTTTATATTCTTTCATGTTGTGAAAAAGGACGCTCAGACGGCGTCCTTTTTCTTTGCTGAAGATGAAAATGATATGTATGCTTTTGGGAGAAAAACTCGTCATTAGGCTTGTTTTGAGCCTCATTGCTGATTTTGCGAAGCCGTGGAGTATTGAGCCTCCATCTCCTTAGTCCTTCTCTCCTTCTCCAACTCCTTCTCCATCGTTTCTTGGTCTTCCTTCTCGCAACGCTCGACTTCATCTGGGCGGCTGATTGTGTTCTGCTCGATACCTGTCCTCTTTGAAAGTATTCCGCTGTTTACCATTGTGGCAAGCATCTGATTGTAAGACTCTTGCGAGTACGGTTGCCAGATTTCGAATTGTGCGTTGATGTTGAGTTTGTCGAATTCCGTGATTGCGTCCTTCTTAATGCTCTTGTTGACAAGCTCGATTGCCAAGCCGCGCTTGAAGAGGCGAACCATCTTGTCTGCGACGTTCTGCCACTCGACGATGCCGTTCTTTGCCGTCTGTATGTCCAGCGATTGCGTCATTTGCACGGCGATGCCGCTCGTGTCGCTTGAAGTGTGTATGTCGGAAGGCAGGATGAAGGTGGTGCCGCACGCAATCTCAATCTGCTTGAACATGAGGTCGAGGGTGTCGATGCCGTTTTGCGGCTTGGGCGGGTCGAGGAACTTGGCGTCGGACTTCGACGGGTCTATGCTGATGTCGTTCATCACGATGTTGCCGGCAATCTTCTTCGCGTTCGGGTCGATTTGCCCCTTGACGTAGAGCAAGCCCCATCCCCACTTGTTCTGAAGCACTTGGAAGATGTTTGCCGTTCGCTCGTAGCCCTCGATGAGCGTCTGTCCCCTGTCCCATGCGACTTGGGTGCGTTTCGTGATGAGCGGTATCTCCCCGAACGGGTGCGGCTCAACTACCATCTCGTAGTTGCCCGCGATGTCTGTCGTGAAACGGTAGAAGTTTTGGTCATCCCAGCAGTCGATGCACTCGTTGCCGTCGGAGTCGAGGTAGTACACCGCTTCGAGGATGCGGTCGCCGTTGGCGTCGTTGTGTGAACAGATGACATAGCCGTCCTCGTAGCTGATAAGCCTTGACTTGATTTCGCCGTGGCGGTCGAGGTAGTAGAGCAAGCCCGCGTCACCGAACGACTTGGCAGCGGCAACCATCTTGACCTTCATCCCGTCTTGGTTGCGCAAGTCCCAGTAGTGCTTGAACGTCACGAAGTCCTGTTGCATCGTGTCGGTGGGCTTCTTGTCCGCAAGCGTGAACTTCATCGGCATGCACGCCATGTGCAATGTCTGCTTCTCCATGATGCACTGCTGCATGGGGAATGCCGACTTTACGAACTTGATTTCCATTGCCCCGTTCTCCACGGTCTTGACGCAGATGGAGGGGATGTTCTCGTCAAAGAGGACGTCGTGCATGGACGGGTCGAGTTCCTTGACGTACTGGTCTTGGCTTATCGGGTAGCGCCGCATCGTGGAGAGGCGGGCGGAGACCTTCGAGCCGAGCTTCACCCCGTTCCTTGATGACATGCCCGTTGCTGGCTTGATGCTTCCTCCCCTTGTGAAAGGCTTCTTCCTTAGCAGGCGGTCTTTGTCTTTGAGCAATGCCGCGACGTCGCTTTCCGTGTTGGCCGACGCAAGCAGCGCGTCGAGTTGTTGTGTGTTGTTATTATTCTCCATTGTTTTGAGTATTTTCGATTAGGTTCCATTTCTTCATTGCGAACTCTTTGTCCAACTGGTAGCACTCCCTTCGTGTATGTGGACACACGAACGAAAACTTGCGCTCGACGACAATCATCCTGTCCTGTTGCTTACTTTCGACCTTGAACTTGTCGTTGAGCTTCACGCGGATGTCTGCCATAATCTTTAAACCATCTTTCGGGTCTAACAAGCCGTCATCCATCGACTGTTGCGTTTTCTTCAAAAGAATCTCCATCTCGCGTCGATTTTCCTCAAAGGTTATCGTGCCAGTGTCGTTGTCTTCACTGACGCTTTTGATATATCCTGCGTCGGAAAGGTATTGCTCCAACTTTGAACGCATCTCATCGTCTGCATAGTCATCGTACCCTTCCGAACCGAAGAGGCATTGGTATGCGGTCTTGTTGTCTGAAAACATCTTTGAAAGCAAGGTGTAGGCGATGTCCCTCACACGTATCGTGTCCCCTTGTTCTTTGAAGTGCTCTATCGTCGCTTTTATCTGTTCGTTATCCATCTTATATATATGTGTTTAAAAACCTCCGTAGCTGATGCCAAATGTGGTGTCGTCGTAAATGTTCACCCTTTCACCGCTGTTCGTTTCGTTTTGGTATGTCTGGTAGCGTTGCCTGCTACTTTCCAGCTCCATCCCGTCCTGTATTCCGAGCAGCGGCATCATGCGCATCGACATTGCGTCGAGCAAGTCCATTGAACGCCCGCGTCCAAGGAGCTTGTTCATCTCCTTTTTCGTTGCCAAACGCTTCTTTCCGTTTGGTGCGTCGACCCAACGTATCACGCGGGCTTCCTCGCAGAACTCGTTCTGTATCGTTATGTCAGATGTCGTCTTTGACGCTGCGTTTATGTATCGTCTTGATGCCACCTCGTCGGACACGGAGATTAGGTTGTTCTTGATTAGGTATACGAGTTTGCCGTAGCAGCAGTCCTTCAACTTGACGTATTGCAGGGCGTTGATTCCCATAGGGGCACGGTACGATTCGTATGGCACCGCTGATTGGATGTAGTCGAGGAAATACCTTCCCCTGATGGCGTCGAAAATGATGTGCCTGTACCCTATGTTGTGCTTGTTCGCGAAAACCATAGCCCTACGAGCGTTTTCCGCTGGAGTGGTGAACGGTGCAATGTCGATGTCTATGATGTCGAGTCCATCCCAAGCAATCTGCACGAAGTTGTTCGTACCGCTGTCCGCCAGGTCGACCGTAATCCACTTGTCACCATTCATCTGCTCGTCATTGGTGAACACGGAAGCGGCTTCGTCGAATGTAATGACGCAATCTTGTTCATCTCGACTTGAAACATTCCAGTTGCCGCCAAGGAGCTTGTCTCGTTCTGCACCGCCCATCATGGCGATAGTGCCGACATACCCCTTGTTGCGTTCAAGCATTTCCTTGTTTTCGGACATCTTACCTTCGTAGAATGTGAAGGATTTGATGTATTCCTCCCAGTTTTCGCTATGCTGCGAACGAAGAATTTTGTCTATATCAGCCTTGCATTGATAGTAAACTTCCTCCTTGCTACTTCCCCAACAAACATCCTTTACAGTCGTTCCCATAATGTAGAAGAAACGAACCACACCATCCCTTTCTGGTATAATATAGCCTGCATCATCAACATACCAATCAATGAAATCCCTTGTCCAATGTTCCCTCTCTGGATTGGTCGTTGCGAGGCACTTACCAGCATAGGGCGATTTTCCACGGTTTCTTGACAAGATAGTTGTAAAAGCCTCCCAAGAGAAATTGCTCAACTCATCGAAGTAAATCATGTCGTATTGGCTTCCCTTCAGACGGCGAAGTATCGACTCCTTTGTTTGGTCGGCTACATGTGTAAAGTCCACGAACGACCCATTGGGAAAAGTCACTCTTGGCATATCCGAAATACGAACTTGTATGTAGTCTCCGTAAAGTTCACGGAAGGAATCTATAAGTCCTCCGCCTCGCTTGATGTCGTCCAAGTTGTTACGGAGGAAAAGCCCACACCACCTAGAATCCAAAGACGGTTCGGCGGTAGCCATAGCAGCCCCGAAACTTTTCCCCGCGCCCAAATTTCCGCCCCCAAAGCACACGTCTACATTGGTACGGACAAAATTGGTCTGAAATCCTTCATGCGGTCGATATATTTGTGTTTTATCTGACATTTACGAATCTTGTTTAGGTGGAATAAAACTCCATATATATCCTTTATAATCGTTTCTCTCTCTATTGCAATAAGAGTTTCTACAACAAGCGCTTACTGCACTTTGTTTAAATCCGTTTTCTATACAAGCCTTTGTACTTTCCCATTCTTTAACGAATTTGCCATCAATTGTGTATTGGTAAACCTTTTTTGAGTTTGATTTTGCTATGCGTTGTTTATGCAAACCATGATTGTTGTTTTGAGTACAAGTTATAAGTTCGAGATTTTCCAATCTGTTGTCTGATTTAATCTCGTTTATGTGGTTAACTTCCATCCGTTTGTCTCCTTTTGTAGAAGCTATAAACTTAGGTATCCTACCATAGAAAGCCTCATAGACGATTCTATGAATTAGATAATGTCTTGTTACATTGTTTTTTGTTAAAGAAGTAAACGAATAACCGTTTTTAGTGGAAAGTATGGTTAATAGCTTCACCTTACCCGTTCTAAGGTAACTTAGGCTTTTTATTCGCCCCATGTTGCTGACTTCATATTTTCCTTCAAATCCTACCACTGGTTTCCAGATTTCATTTTCTAAGTTTTGTACCATTTTCTTGCGCTTTTATGGTTATCTTGTGCTTGTTGATAAAGGTGGCGAGGGATAAGCGCAAGAAAAGAAATCCCCCGCCACCGAGTTGGATTCCGCTTGCAAATATACGCTTTTTTCCACAAAAACAAGAGAAAGCACTTAAAGTAAAACTTCAAGTAACCGTTAAAAAACACTGAAAAACACAATGTTTACAAAAATAAATATTATTATTTAAAAATTCATAACATTATGAACCAAATGGTTACATATCAACTTGACATAAAACTTCAAATAAGTGTGCGTAACTTATTGAAAATTACTTATTTTTGCACCGAATAATATTCACTTAACATTAAAACACGAAAACACATGAAGTTCACGAAGCAAGAGGCCATCAAAGCACTTGAGGCCAAAATCCCCGCAAAGGACAAAGAACTTGACCTTTCGCGCACCATCTCGGAGGCTGTAGACAACAGCTTCGAGCTGATTGGGGAAGACAGTGAGATGGAGTTGGAGGATTTCGTTGGGAAGGTGTTCAAGCAGGTGAAGACCTCTATCGGCTTGACGCACAGCGAGAACTCCAAGGTAGCGCAGAAGATGCAGAAGCAGCTTGACGAGTTGCAGGCGAAAATCGACGACAAGAAGCATCCGAAGGATGACGATGGAGACGATGACGACCCGAAGACGAAGGCATTGCTTGAAAGGATTGCCAAGATGGAGGAGCGTTTCGCCACGTCGGACAAGGAGAAGACGGTCGCAGAGAAGCGTAGGCAACTGACGGACAAGATGAAGGAGAGCATCACGGACAACGACTGGATTGAGGCGTATCTCGCCGAAATCAGCGTCACCGAGGACACCGACGTCGAGGCCAAGGCCAAGGACTATGTTGCGTTCTACAACAAGACGCACACAAAGGGCGGCAAGATGACCCCGAGGTCGACAGACAACAACGATGACAACGACTCCAAGCATGTGAAGGACGCCGTGGCCGCTGCCGCACGCATCAAGAAACAGATGTACGGCAACAGCCAAGTCAAGACCGAAACTAAGTAAAACAACAACATTAAAACACCAAGACTATGCCTAACAACATTATCAACGGACATTTCCGTGGCACCGCCCTCATCCAGAAGACTGGCAACATCGGCGGCTACAAGAATGTCTTCGCCAACCTCGTGGGCACCCATGACGACATGGTTTACCCGCATTTCGGCGGCAAGGTGATGAACCCGCCCAAGGGTCGCGCCAAGATGTGGGCTGGCGACTTGCTCGAATACCGCCCCAAGCTGATGACGCCCACCAGCGACAGGCTTGACCCCGAAATCTACATCCTGCGCACATTCCAACTGGCCGATGCCGCTTCAGGTACTACCGTGAAGATTGTACGCGACGAGTACAAGCACAAGCCCTTTGTCGGTGACATCCTGATGGTCGCCCCTGCCACCATCGGTGGAGAAGGCACCGGCGTCACCGTGACCGCCGTTTCCGCCACGACCGCCACCGTGGATGGTTCCACCGTCAACGTGTGGGAACTCACCGTCTCCGCTTCCGTCACCGCCGCCAAGGGCACTGTCCTTGTCGAGGCTGACAAGGCTGGTGCCGACGCCAAGATGCTCGTGCAGACCATCAACGGCGTGTTCGACTGCGACACCGACTTCTTCGAGGACGACAACATCGACGACGTTGGCGTCACCCGCAACGAAAGCGGCGAAATCACAGCCGTGACCGACACGGACTTCTACAGAGCCCGTTACCAATACACCCCCGCCCTCGGCGGAATGATGTGGATTAGCAAGATGTCGCCCCTGCCGCAATGCGTGCTCGACCTCAACCTTTGCAACATCCCGAACATCTTCCATGTGAACTGGGCTCTCAACGGCAAGAAGATTGCCGCGCTTGACTCCAGTGTGACCGCACTTGACACTCGTGTAACCGCGCTTGAAGCTTAATTAAAGAAAGGAGATTACTACTATGTCAGCACATAAATTCCCCGATTTCTCCGAATCCTCGTACTTCAACATCTTCAGCCCCGAGGGGCGCGTTGTTGTCAACGAGATTCTGAACAACCCCGACCTCATCGACGTGAACAACTTCTCCGCTTGGAGACAGGACTTCATTATCGACCAGCAGGTCACGAAACACGACACCAATGGCTTTGCCACCGTCACCGCTGCCATGCGTGAGGTCGAGCCCGCCGTCATGTCGGACATGCGTGCGCCTCTTGGCGACTCACTGCCCGTCGAGCAAGGTAACGCCAAGGCATACACCGTGCCGATTGCACACTTCACGACCCGCCACTTCCACGAGACAAAGGCCACGATGATGGACAAGAAAGTCCGCTACGAGAACCTTCGTGAAACCTACGGCGAGTACGACGCGCAACTCTTGGCAGGATATGCCGAGAAGGTGCAGGACTTCATCGACGGCATGAACCAGACCCTGACCTACATGGGCGAGCAGCTCATGACCAACGGCTACGTCTACTATGACAAGGGCGCTGGCATCATCGCAGGTATCCATCAGGCTCCCATCCCGACCAAGAACTTCCTCAACGCCTGCATGTACAAGGTGTCTGGCGGCGTGGAAGTCCAGACCACTTGGGCAGACCTTGACGCCCTCTTCATCGACTCCATCAACCGCCTCATCGAGCAAATCAACACGAAGCTCGGCAAGAACTGGAAGTGGCAGCTCGACGTTCCGAAGGCCATTTGGGACAACTACATCATGAAGAACAAGCAAGTCTTGACCACGATGTACATGCGTGCCAACCCGAACATTCTCAGCGTTGACCAGATGAACTTCGCTTCCGCTGGCTACACGTTTGACGACGCGCAGGTGATGGAAATGCTGAACAGCCGCCTGAAGGACTGCACCATCTTCGTGCACGACAGCGCACAGTTCGACGCCATCGACGGCATCGTCCGTGGTTGGAAGACTGGTGTCGCCACCTTGCGTCCTCTCGGTCGCGCAGGTATGATGCGCCACACCGACATCATCGACGCCGAGTGGTTCGACGACCGCTACTCCAACCCCGCCATTCAAGACTTCTACGTACCTGCTCTCGGCGGCTTGGGCTACCTGAACAACACCATCTGGCCGAATGGCCGTGACTTGGAGTATCGTACCCGTTACATCTACTCCGCCACGCCTTCGCTGGACGAGTTCCTGTACCACTTCATCATGGCCACTGGTACTGCCAGCGAAAACGGTAACTGGTACTAAGAATAAAGGAAAGGAATAGACGACGATGGCTGCGATAGAGTTTGACATCTTACAGTACATGAGTGGTCTTACAGGATTCACCTTCGACAAGGCGGTGCTTGTGCGCATCGCCTTGGAGAGGGGGGTCGCTGAGGTGACGGAATACGACGAACTGACGAAGCGCGACCGTGACCTCATCACCGCCGACCTGCTGCTGACCGCATACCTTTCGCCAAACGTGTGGGCTTCGTTCGACCAGTCGCACGGCTCGTACAAGAAGGGCATCGGTTCGCAGACCATGTACAACAAGGACGAGATTCTCGACTGGCTGAGGGGCATCTACGAGCAGTACGAAGACCCGATGCTTGAAGAGGTTCCCGACAACTCCGCCAAGGTCTTCTTCCGCAACGACATCTGAAAACAGGAGTAATAATGGCATACATCGACAGGGACGAATTGCGAGACTATCCTTTCGAGGGTGAGTTCTACCGCTCGGTGAGCAATCCTTCTTCGCTTCTGAACCCTCAGACGGAGGAGATTATAGCCCGTGTGGTGTGCGACATCCAAGAGGACGCGAACTATCGCGCCACGCAGACGGCGAAGGCCGTCTATGGCGTTTACGTCCCTTTCGACAGCGACACCGACGTCGTTCCCGTGCAGAGGGGGGACATGTTCCGAGGTCACCAATACGGCTTGCTTGTGGCTGGAAAGGTCATAGGCGTGTTTCCGTCGCAGTTGGGGACATTCGAGAACTACACCGAGCGAGGGGAGGACGTGGTGCCGCACCGATGCCGTGGCTATCTCGCAAGGGTGGAGGCTACTGACGTATGATTGGAGGAATCTTTCTTGAAATCCCTTTCGGTGATGTATACCATCAGAGTACTGTGTCAAGGATACACACGAACATCAACCGTTTGTTCGGCTTCGACGACAAGTATTTCACGAAGGGGTATTGGGACAAGAAGGTTGTCGACCAAATCATGAAAGTAGGCAAGGAAGATATTTCCAAGCACCGCTCCACGGTCAGGAGAGAGCATTTAAACCGAACGTCAGACTTGGTTCGCAGCACGGTGTTCGCTGTGTTCAAGGATGGTAATTGGGACAGAAAATACTATCGTTTTGACAGTATGCAACCACAAGAAGCGCCTCCTTTAGTTGAACACGATTGGGACTTAGACCAAAGGGCTGTGGAGTTCTTGAGCGAATACGAACCGTATTACGATTCAAGATTCACAGCCGTTATCGCAGCGACAGCGCCTTATGCAGTTCGAGTAGAATCAAACGGAGGTTTCGCAAGTTTTAACGCTCGAATTTATTACGGATATAACCTTGCAGTTCTTAAATACGGAATAAGCAGAATAGGCGGCGCTTTGATGAAGGCAAGACCCGACTCGCAAAAAGGTAAGGCTATTTACGGATACATCTTTGAAAGCACAGGAACAAGAAAAATCAAACAAAGTGGATTGTAATGAGAACACTGAACAGACACGCAAACACATCAATGGTCGAGGAGTACCTGTACAGCATCTTGAATGGTGTCGTATCAGACCACGTTTTCGCAGGCACTTTGCCCTCTACGACGGGCGGCGACTGGAACGACATGGTGCTCATTGACTGCGACCTGCCTATGACCGACTACGGGCCATACAGCAAGGCGACAGTCTATGTTTTCCTCTATGCGAGACCGAACCCCGACGGGTCGAAGAACGTCCCGCTACTGTACCAGATGGAAAACAAGTTATGTGACGTGCTCGACAGCATCTCAGACGACCACTACTCCGTTGAACGCATATCCAACGGTGCCGACTACGACACCAACATCCAATGGCACCGCAACTTCGTCTATTTCAACCTTACAATAACTTGCTAATAAACAAAAGTACAACAATAAAATAAGAAAGGATTAACACTATGGGACTTACTAAAATCAATGCAGGTCAAGTTCGTTTCCAAGACCCCACTTCTGTGGTCTTCATTCCGTGGTCAGAAGGCGCTCCTGGCACTGACGGCTATGACATCCATGACATCGTTGGCGACACTTTCTCGTTGACACAAGACGATGCAGACCGTACCGAGATTCCGTGGGAGTTCGGTGACGACCCGTTGGACGAGAACATCTCCTTGGGTAACCGCAACCTCGCCATGCAGTGCTTGGACTACCAAGACGACATCATGAAGACGTTGTTCGGGTGGGACACCGAGACAGAAGGTTTCTCCGTCGCCCCATCGCAATACTCTGAGCTTTTCTGCACTATCGTACTTCGCTTTGGCGGCATCGGCAAGAACATTGTCATGCCGAAGGTGAAGATGGACAGCAAGACGGTTTTTGAGAACTTGCGTACCGACATCGCCCGTGGCGAGCTTGGAGGTGTGCTGTATGCCACGCCTGTAAAACTCGGTGCTGCCACTTCTCTTACCGAAACTGGTATTTTCTTTGCCGAGGATGGCAAAGCCTTCACTGTTGGCGCAACGCAGTCTGGCTCAACCATCAGCGGAGGCACGATTGTTACCCTGACCGCTGAAGGCGGGGACATCACCATCGCAGCCGCTTCCTAATCGGTAAGAACGGAATTTTAAGTTCAAGGGAAAGGGAATGGTCTTAGTACCGTTCCCTTTTTCAGTAAAACGAAAGGAGAAATAAAATGTCACTGATAACTACAAACGACAACAGGATTGTATTGAAGAAAGCCGAGTCGATGATGGTTGTGCCTTATGTGTACGACGGAACGGTAGGCGATTATGTGCTTGGCGACGACGTGTATGACATCTCTGCCATCATAGGCGACTCTACGACGATAGAGCAAAGCGACGGAGAGTCAGAGGCGAAGTACAACGAGTTCAAGGCATCGCCTTTGATTGAGAGCGTTTCTGGCTCGAAATACAACCTCACGGCACAATGCCTCGACTTGCAGTCGGACGTCTTGAAGCCTCTTTTCGGCGCTATGACGGCGCAAGGAGGCTCGATAGCGTTCCACGACGACTTCGTGTTGAGGTATGCGTTGATTAGGATAAGGTTCGAGGATGAGACGTTGCCGGACGTGGTGATGCCGAAGGTGCAGTTGAACAGCAAACTTTTCATCCAACAGTTGAAGACGCGGGCTTCGCATGGCAACATAGCGGGTACGGCGTTGGCTGTAAACATGGCGGTAGCGGACAGCCTTTCGTCTTCCACTGCGAAGCAGTTCGACATACCTTCTACTGGGGGCGCGACGTATGTGCCTTACACTCCGATAGTGTTTGTTCCGAGAGGCGACGTCTTTTTCGTATACCATAGCAGGAGCGGCTCGACAACCAACTATGCGTATGTCGACTTCGATGGAGGCAGCGTGCGTTCGGGCATTACCGTTAACGAGAGCAGCGGTGCTATCACATTGTAAAAAACACTATCTTTGCACTTGAACTAAAACTTCAAACAAATGGCACTATATAAGGCAAAATCAGACATTAAGCAGAGGCTTAAACAGCAAGAAATGGAGGCTTTGAAGGTATCTGATGAGGCTCAAAACCGCTTGGCTGAGATACTGTCCGATGCACCGACTATGGAGAAGTTGGCTGGAACTGAATGGGAGATGCGTCCTTTGAGAATGGGGACGCAGTACCTCATTGTACAGGAGGTGTGCAAGGTAAACAAGGAAGAGGGCGCGACATACGGAGATGTGTTGAAGGCGCTGCTTGTGTCGATGCCCGCACTTTGCAACGTCCTTGCGCTCGCCTTGCTCAACGACAAGAACAAGATTTACCAGAACGGCGACCCGAACCAAGGCTACAGCAAGATGTTCAAGCGGACGGTGGACACCATCATGTGGTCAGCCGACAAGGAGGATATGGCGCACATCATGCTCGACT